GTAAACAAATGGCAGTACAAAAAGGTGCAGAGGTATTAGTCAAAGTTGGAGATGGTGCTTCACCTGAAGCATTCACAACTATCGGTGGACTTAGAGATACTTCAATTTCAATCAACCAAGAAACAGTTGATGTTACAACAAAAGATTCATCTAGAGTTAGAGAACTTCTAGCACAAGGTGGTATTAAATCTTTTACAATTTCAGGTAGTGGTGTATTTGATGATTCAGCATCACATCAAACAGTATTAAGTGATTTTGATAACAGTACATTTACTAACTATCAATTCATAGTGCCTGATTACAATACTTTTACAGGTTCGTTCCAAGTAACAGCTATTGAATATAGTGGTACTTACAATGATTCAGCTCAGTATTCTCTCACGTTTGAGAGTGCAGGAAGTATCACAATTGCAACAGTCTAATATGTGGATTGATAAAGAAGTAACAATAAACAAGAAAAAGATTAATGCAAAAGTTAATCTAGGTTCTGACCAATCAGAAGTTGAACTGCCATTCTTTGATGGTTGGGATAACTTAGGTGTAATGAAAATCGATAAAGATAAATATGTAATCTCTAGTGCCAAGAATGTAGGTGCTAGAGATGAACTTATCAGTATGATAATTAAAAAGGAGAAAAGTAATGACAGTCAATTCGTTGAAAGCAGAGAAGATTCTTAATTTCAAAGACAAGACATACAAAGCTCGTATGTCATTAGATACCATTATGAGAGTAGAAGAAGCATTAGGCACATCTATTCTTAAAGTAGGTAATAAACTAACCACAGCAGATATTACTTTATTAGATATCATAACTATTTTAACTCTTGCTATCAGAGCAGGTGGTAATGATATAAATGAATCTGATATTAAAAAACATGTATCTGATATTGGTTTAGTTGAATCAATGAAATTAACAGGTGAGTTACTTACATTAGCACTTAATGTAGACCCTGATAATACAGAAAAAAAAAGCAATCCTTAAATGATGATTACGAGCTACCTGTAGAAAGGTGGCTTGAAATATGTGTCGGTATGATGCATCTACCACCACAGCAAGTGTGGGATATGTCTATTAAGGAAATCACTCTAGCTATAAAAGGATTTACAGAATACAATACAGGTAAGAAATCAGAGCCTATGGACAAATCTGATTTGGAACGATTAAAGGAAATGTACCCTGACAACTAGACATGGAATTAGATAAGTTATTAGTAAAGATTGAGGCAGATTTATCAGACTTAAAACGAGGTCTTGATAAAGCAAACAACGAAGTCAAAAAATCATCTAGCAAGATGTCAAACGAATTCAAGAAGTTTGGCACAACTCTTAGTAACATAGGTGGAAAAGTAATCACATTCGGTGGTTTATTTGCTACAGCATTCGGTGCATATCAAATCAAACAAGTTGTCGATGTCGGAAGACAGATAGAAGATTTACAAGTAAGACTTAAAGCTTTATTTGGTTCAGCAGAAGAAGGTGCAAGGGCATTTGATGTCATGGTCAAGTTTGCTAGTAAAGTACCATTTAGTCTTCAAGAGATACAAAGTGCATCAGGTAATCTTGCAGTAGTAGCAGATGATGCACAAGAACTTGCAGAGTTATTAGAGATAACAGGTAATGTTGCAGGTGCTACAGGTTTATCATTCCAACAAACTGCTGAACAAATTCAAAGGTCATTCTCAGGTGGTATAGCATCTGCTGATGTCTTTAGAGAAAGAGGTGTTAGGTCAATGCTTGGATTCCAAGTTGGTGCTGAAGTATCAATCAATGAAACTGTTGAAGCATTTAAAAGAGTATTTGGTAAGGGTGGTGAGTTTGGAAATGTAACAAAAGATTTGGCTAATACCTTAACAGGTACTCTATCAATGCTACAAGATAAATTATTCTCATTTAGAAAAGCAATAGCAGATGAGTTTATGGTTGAGGTGAAGAAACAATTTGGTGAACTCAATAACTCATTAGCAAAAAGTCAGAGTGTTATAGATGATTTCGGAAAAAAAATAGGTGAAGTTTTAGCAAAAGCAGTCAAGTTCTTTGCAGACAACATACAAGAAATAATTGATGGTTTAACATCTCTAGCATTATTTTTAGGTACAACAGCAGGTATAGCAATTCTAAAGTTCATCAAAGAAATGAACAAGCTTACACTAGCACTAGGAACAATAGTTGCATTTGGTGATGAGGCTAAAGAAGTATTAAAGGGTTTAAGTATCGAATTATCAAAAAGTGCAGGTAGAGGTGGTTTAAATGATGATTTAAGAATTTTAGAAAGTTTGAGTGAATCAGCAACAAAAAATGTAGATGATTTAGATGATGAGTTCAAAAAATTAGGTAAATCTTTAGAACATACAAATAAAGGTGTTGAAACTTATGCAGAACAATGGGCAAGAATATCAGACCCAACAAGAGTTGCAGTATTTAAAGAAACACCAATACTAGGTGAAAATCTTGCAAAAGTTTTTGATAAATTATCAGGTGAATCAGCTAAATTTAACAAGATATTTGATGATGCTATAGTTTCTATAGGTGATGCTTTTGGTGAAGCAATGGCTAGTGGTAAAGACTTTGGTGATGCAATGAAAAAAATATTTGAAAGTGTATTAGCACAAGTTGTTTCTTTAATCGTTCAAATAACAATTTTAAAACCATTGCTAGATAGTTTGAAAGCAGGTCTTGGAGATGGTGGTGCTATAGGTGGATTCTTTGGTGGTATTGGGAAATCAATATCAGGTTTATTAAATTTTGAGAATGGTGGTTACACACCACCAAACAAACCATATTTAGTAGGTGAACGAGGTGCAGAAATATTCGTACCAAGAACAGCAGGTAACATCGTTCCTAATAACGAACTAGGTGGTAGTGGAGTTGTGGTGAATCAATCAATATCATTTAGCACAGGTGTTGTACCAACTGTGAGAGCAGAAGTATTGAACCTTCTACCAACAATCAAACAAGAAACAATAAATGCAGTAGCAGAACAAAGAAGTCGTGGTGGTGCATTTGCTAGAACATTCGGAGCATAGTTATGGCAGAACCAACATATCCATTATCATTACCAACATCTCCATCTAACTTTGTTACAAGTGAATGGAGAATTATTAGAACAGTTGCTTATACTGAATCACCATTTACCTATGCACAGCAAGTTGCAAAATATACAGGTTCAGTTTGGCAAACCACAGTTACATTACCACCAATGAATCGTGCTGATGCAGGTGCATGGCAGTCGTTCTTCATGCAACTCAATGGTAGATTTGGAACATTCTTACTTGGAGACCCTGATGGTAAAACCATTCAAGGTGGTGCTACCACAGTTATAAGTGTTAATGGAGACCATTCAATCGGTGCATATGATGTTATCGTTGATGGTGCTGATGCATCTACAGTCATATTTAAAAAAGGTGATTATGTTCAGTTTGGCTCAGGTTCATCATCTAAGCTTCATATGATAGTAGCTGATATCACATCGGATAGCTCAGGGAATGCTACATTACAAATCGAGCCATCACTTAAAACAGCACTTACAGATGATGATGTTGTTACCTATTCTAATACTAAAGCAGTCATGAGAATGGATTCTAACGAATTAGGTTGGAATGCTAACAATGTATCACTCTATGGTATTACCTTTTCCTGTACTGAGGCTCTGTAATCGATTTTATGGGGTTTAATTATTGAGGGTATATGTTAATACCTTAGATATGAAAAGAGCCTAAAATGGGGTATTCTAGGCTCTCTGTGAGGAGAAATTATATTAATTATAGCACAATATCCCAAAATATAGCTATTATTGAGATAAATACCACACATTTAATTGTGTCTTGATGTTGCTCGTATATTTCAATTATCTTATCTTTCATTTTCAGTCTCCTGTATTAATTTATTAATGTACCATTGAGCCTTCTTTAAATCTTCTAATCCATTCTTATATTTATATCTACAAATATATTTTACGATGTTAGATTCAAGATAACCCATCTTTTGGTCTAGGATAAAATCGATTACTTCAAT